TTACCTAGCAAGGCGAGTGTTTGACGAGAATTTGACTTGATTCACGTATGACAATAAATGGTCGGCATTTAGGTGTGCATACTTCTGAACCATTTCTATCGTTTCCCATCCGCCTAACTCTTTGAGTACCATTAGCGGTGTTCCGCGTTGGATATGCCAGCTTGCCCAAGTGTGACGTAAATCATGAAATCGGAAATTCTTAATATTGGCTCGCTGCAAGGCGCGCTTAAAATCCCTTCGTGAAATATCATCACGTAGTTTCCCTGTTCCGCTATGAAAAACATAGGGAGACACTTGATATTTCATCCTTTCTTTGATTAGATTAATTGCGTCATCACTTAAAGGCAGAGAACGTCCACGTCCAGATTTTGCAATATCGCCAGTAACTATTGCCATTTTGTTAGCAAAATTAATTTTATCCCACGTCATTGACAAAATCTCCGTCATTCTAGCCCCCGTCAATAAGGCGAACTGGCAGACATCTTTCATCCAATTAAGATTTAAGCTATCTAATAATCGCTCTGCTTCCTTTTCAGTAATCCAGCGGATGCGTTTTTTGGGTTCGCTATTTTTAGCGATATAAGGCACGACATCAATCCAACCAGCTTGCTTTGCCAGATTGATTGCCCGCATAATGGACGAACGATAGCGGTTTTGGGTTGCTGGGGAAAGTATTTTCCCTGTGCGTACAACGTGCGTAGGAATCGCATTTTGAATATCTTCACTTGTTAAAGAACTAAGCAGCTTGTTCCCGATTTCATCGCGCCAATATTTGGCGTGCTGAATTTTGGTGAGTTTGTCTTTTTTATGCTCTGCGTCTTTGAGCAATAAAATTAAGGCTTGCTCCACCGTTTTTTCGGGCTTTTTGTTAAGCTGATCCACTTGCCATGCTTCGTGCTTGAGCTTATCGTGGAGATGTTGAGCTAATTTTTTGTCAGTTGTTTTACTACTGCATCGAACTCGCTCGCCGCTTGGTGTGGTAAAATCGATTTGCCACACGCCATTTTTATTTTTGCGGATCGGCATTTTTGTTTCTCCTGTGTATCACCGACCTTCGCATATAGATCGCTGAGATTTTCAGCTTTTTTGCGATTGCGATCAAGATCGGATTTAAAAACTCGCCACATTCTAGACCCTTCCATTTGGAAAAATCCCCACTTTAATTTATTTTTCCGCACGGTTGTTTCGCTAAGGTTCAAGCACTTTGCAACATCGCGAATAGTGAGCGTTTGTTCCATATTTCCTCCAATAAAAAACCGCCCATAAGAGCGGTTATAATGATTTATTTTAGTTAGCCCACTTCATCTAACTTATTCATCTTTTTGTAAAGAGGATAGGGCGATTTAATGGGTTGTAAATGGGTTTTAAAAATCGTTCGGGTCGTCGTCTTCCTCTAGCTCTATCACATCAAGCCGTTGAATAACTTCAAATTTAGCTAAAAAACGCAGTCTGTTCTCAAAATCACCATCTCTCCATACATACATAACTTCGCGTTCCGGTTCTTCAAACATATCCCAGGAATAAGCGTTTTCTTTCGCGATATGTAAAGCGACATTATCAAAACACCTACTTTCATCTTCCCATGTATTTCCATCATCATTGTTTGTAGGATTGTTACTTTCCAATGCGTAACGATATAAATATTTAGCCATAATTTATTCCTCCGGTGGTTGTGGCAATGGTTGCCAGTGAGTAACTTCGCCATAAAGAGGGATGTAACCAAACCCAATTAGTTCTTGATATAAAGCAACCCCGACTTCTTTGTCTCGGCTACAAATCAAAACTCTTGTATTAGGTTCAGGCAACCGTTCAGAACACTTAATCCAGCTATTATCTGTCGGATAATCAACAATTTCTGGTCTTTCAAGCACATAGTCAAGATCGGTACAATACTCATCTTTCTCTTCTTCGCTTAACTTTTTGCTTTTACATTTAGCTTTACCTAAAACTTTCCCATAAATTGCATACGGTAAATCATTATCCTCATAATATTCATAGTCATCCATATCTTCTGCGAACTCATGTGCATCAGTAGCATCAGCCAAACAACTCTCTTTTGCTTGCTTTAGTGTTTTATGTAATTTAACTATATGGATATCATTTGATACATCGACCGAAAAATATTTTTCATCTCTCATTTTTATCTCCTTAAAACAAAAGGCGCTCACTTGGAACGCCTATTGGATTTATTTGTTTAAATAATTAATCATTCTTTCCCCGATCCACTTAATAACCGGTACAGCCATACTATTGCCGATAGCTTTATAGCGCGGACTATCAGGGCAATCATTCGCAAGTTTGTTACGATATGGGATTTGCGTGTAACCTGGAGGAAAACCTTGTAATTTTTCGCATTCTGAAGGGGTAAGTTTGCGAATGTTTTGGTTGATGCTCATGCATGGAATGTTATTCCCACCTGTCCCCATTCTTGCGGTAAGTGTTGGCGTAGTGCCGTCCTTTTGTATGCGCACAACATCGCGTCGATCTGAAATATCGAACAAAACATTTTCCTGCCCATTATTGCGCCCCAGGCAGTGGGCAGTTGATGTGGAAATAATCGGGTCTTGCGTACCATGTACTACAATAGTTTCAGAGCCACCACCAAGCGCCCCACCACTAGCTTTTACTAGCCCCCCCAATACGGATTGGCGATACGTTCCAAAGCTTCCCTCAGCGTAGCAGGTAAAACCTTGTTGCGTTTTTCCGCACGATTGAGAATACCCTTGCAAGCTTTTGCGCTCAAAAAGTATTTGGGCGACGCTTCTTTCTCTAGCACTTGCCACAAGGAACACGCGCTTGCGTCGTTGGGCGAGTCCGAAGTATTGAGCATCGAGGATTCGCCACGCGATAGTTCGGGACGAATGCACATAACCAGCGTTTGACTATTTAGCCCCTGTTGGTTGCAGTGGCTCACGCTCTTGAACCAATCCAGCCAAAAGGTGTCCGAATGCGTTGTCTTTTGTGGATAGTACACCCGGAACGTTTTCCCACAACAAAACGCACGGCTGCTTACCGTCTTGGTATCTAACATAATCAATAGCCTCTAATATGTGTATTAAAGTTAACGTGAGATTTCCGCGCTCGTCATCTAACGAGTTTCGCAAACCAGCGACAGAAAATGCTTGACAAGGAGTACCACCAACAAGCACATCAGGCGCAGGAATTTCACGGTTTAAGATTTTTTCGGGTAAGGTGGTCATATCACCAAGATTTGGGATGTTGGGATAATGATAAGCAAGCACGGCGCAAGGAAAAGGCTCAATTTCGCTAAACCACAGCGGTTTACTTAAGCCTTTCCATGCCACGCTTACCGCTTCAATCCCTGAACAGATTGAACCGTAGGTAAACATAGTGCGGTTATTTTTTCCTCTGTTTTGGATTAATCACAGGCAACACAGGCACAATCGGTTTTGCTGTTGTAGCTGTTGTTGATGGGCTACTGCGGTTTTCATTTATCCAGTCAAATAGTTCCTCCCACGAATCGTAGTCAAGTTTGTGGAATGCGTTATTTCGGTCGCTTGCCCAGCGTTTCAGATGCTCATTAATATCGCGCGTAATTACCTCTCGAGTGTTACTGCTTAACACGCTCCAGTAGGTTTTAACATCGTGAATAGTTTCGCTAACGATATAAGTATGTCGTGGCAAGCTGTATCGGACGTGACTAATCATTAAATCTTGGAATTTATGTAAGGGGATTTTGATGTTAATTTCATTCATTTTCTCCCTCCTTTTTTCTTATGATGTTTAAAGTGCGGTCGATTTTCTCGGAGTTTTAAATTGTCCTGTCGGATTTGTTCTACTTTAATTCTTAGGCGGTCATTATCGCTTTCAAGCTCTTTAATGCGTCTTGATTTGGCAAGATTTTCATTGCCTAATTTTTCAAAATGATATTTATTATTTTCGAGTTCCTCTTTGAGGATTTTTCTGGCGAAGGATTTTAGTAAGTTCATTGTTTTTCCTCTATCAATTCCAATGATTCCCAATTAACAATATAACCACCATGTCTACTTGATATTCCTTGATCTTGCCATTTTTTATTTTCTGCTGCCTGTTTATCTGTTAATACGCACACTTTTCCAAAAGGTAGGTAATTATTATTTTTATCCTCCATAATAATACCTTCTTTTAAACCCCATTTTACGCGACTACCGACAGAAAAAGGCAATGTATAAACATTGTCAGTTACCCATTGTTTAGATAGGCGGTTATTTTCTTTATCAAAATCATACTCAAGATTTTTTTCTTCAAATTCTTTGGCTTGGCGATAATCCCAGCCTTGCCATTTAATAAGATTTTCAGCGGTGTCTTCATTATCGCCGCTCCACTCTTTTAAAATGCTTTGATAAATGCCAAAATCTTCAATATCAAATTCTTCATCTCCAAAGTACTTTTTGTCTGAATTAACTTCATCTTTGTATTCTTTTTCTACCCACTCCTTTAAAAAGGCTGCAAATAAATGTTCATCATTAAGTGTTGGGCGTGGAACCTCAGGTGTCCATCTACTGTTTCTAATCATTCTATTTCTCCTATTTTTTGGGGGTAATAAAAAGCTCGCTTAAGCGAGCTGGGTTGAGAGCAATAAAAAAAGCCACTATTGGTTAGTGGCTTGTGGTGTAACTCAAAACGGAATATCATCATTAAACCCATCTTGTTCTGCTGCTGCGTTTAATGGGTCAGGTTTTTCTTTGTCTTTGGTTGGCTGTTGTGTTTCATTGTTTGCCTTGCTGTCTAGCATTTCAAAGGATTGTGTCGCTACTTTAAGTGCGGTGCGATTATTGCCGTTTTGGTCTAGCCAGCTTTCCTGTACCAGTTTCCCTTTTACACAGATTTTTGAGCCTTTTTGTAGATATTGTCTTGCTACATCAGCAGAATTGCCATGCACCACAATAGGTATCCAATGCGTACGTTTAACTGTATTACCTTGTTTATCTCGGTAATCATCGCCGATAGCAAGATTAAATGTGGCAATTTGCCCGCCATTTTGGAATTGGCGGATTTCTGGGGCACTGCCTAAATGACCGACTAATATCACGGTGTTGGTGTTACGAGCCATAGTTTTTCCTTACATTAAATTAAGTAAATAATCGTTATACATTAGGTTGTATTCATCAACGAGATCAGGGTGTTTTTCCTCTAACCAAACGATAGACTTATCGTAAATTTCACCGCATTCCTTTTTGGTTTTTCCTTTCAGCCTATCTTTAAGTTGCTCTATAACCGATTTGCTAGTTACGTTAGCTTGAGTAGAGCTCATATCCTGCGGGGTCGATTTGTTGGAGTTGTTTGGCCGCTCGGACTTTGGGGACGATGACTGCTCACGCTTTCCCACGCTTGCCGCATCATCATCTTCTTGCGCCATAAATAACATTGCGGTTAAGGCGTAACGACGTGCATAGGTAATGGCTGCACCAACTTGTTGAGCATCGTTAGCTTGCTTAACTCCAGCCTTAACCAATGGATAACAGCTCCGTAAAAACTGCCCACTTTTGTGAAATAGCGTTGTCACTAGTGTTGGCTCGTCATTTAGGACAGTAACAAGTTGCGTGATTACTAAATTATGCTCCGCAAGGATTGGGCGACAGGTATCAAGCACTTTGCTTAGTTCTGCGTATTTATAACCATAACCTTGTTTATCTTTGCTTAGATTCCCAAGCTGGCTAATCGCTTGAATAAGTTCAGGCATAAGCTCACTTAAATTTGCACTTTGCAGTTCCATTTCTCTTTCCTTATCTAATCGTCAGAATTTGACTATCAACCAATTTCGCACCAGGAATTTCTTCCCCTGCTTTTAATCGTGCTTTAATTTCGGTTTTATTCGCTGTGATTTTCACATTAACAAGGGTTTCATCGCAGTTGTTGGCAAGGAATAAATCTTCGTCTAATTGCACCGCACTTTGCTTGCTTTCACGGTAAGAAATGGTAAACAATGGACAGTTAATTTTTGCCGTGCCTGTTGCTTCCATATTGTGTTTGAGGTAGTTTTTAATCTGTTCAATGCCGTTTTGGCGTTGCTTTTTCATTGCCTGCAAGCGTTTAATTTCAGCATCAATCACTTCAATGTCGCCCTCTGTATTTTTAATGACATAGACGACATTTTCCGCTTTTTTGTCAAAATCTTGCTGCACTGCATCTAATGCTTTGGCAATATCAGCGTTATCTGCAAATTCAGGATTTTCGAGCAATTCTTTGATGTTTTCGAGTTGTTCGGTGATTTCGTAAAGTTTCATTGTAGCTCCTTAGAATGGTAGTGGGTTGTGCTGGATATATTCAATTTCAGCTTGTAATTCTTCTGGCGTAATTCGTTCTTGCCATAACCAATTTCGAATAGCATTTAGCAATTCTGCCTTGCTTTCTAGGCGTTCACGCGGTGTTTCTTCCATTTTTAAGCTCTCCCATAACAATTGGATTGCCAATATTCACAATCAGCATCTTCAGGTTCACGCCAATCTTCTTCTGGTTCATAATCTTCTTCAAGGGTTTGCTCAAATTGACTGTAATAGTCATCTGGCGTATCACACATTTCTGGAGGCAGGTGTCTTTTCATTTATTTCCCCCATTGATTTCAATCTAAAGTGATGTCTTTCGTAAAAATCAATACGATGTTGGCAATACTCGATATTCTTTTGTACTGCGGTATGGCGTTTAGCGTCAGCCCAATTCTTTGCAGCCTCAAGGTAATGACCTTTCTTTTCTGCTTTTACTGCCGATTCTGCGTAGGTTTTGTAAGTCAGTCTCATTATTTACTCCAAGTGCGGTTAATTTCGGCTTGCTTTTGTGCGGTGTAAGCCTGCAGTTCTTTTTCTGCTGCCAGTGTAAGATTAGGCGGTAAACATACACCGTTTTCATATATGCCCCCTTTCAGTTCACATCGGGTTTCTTGTTGGATTTGTTGGCTTAATTCGTTATCGTGCCAATCGGTGGGGTGGGCATTGGCGTGTAGGCTAATCCCACCCACAATCATGGCAATAATCAAGGCGGCGAGAAAATAGCAGATTCTGTTTAGCCATTTTTCACTGCCTTTCATAAAGTGCGTGAAGCTTTGTTTTTCTTGGCGTAATGGGGTTTTCGAGTGTTTCATTTGGGGCTCCTTGTTAGATATTAAGCATTTTTTCTTTTGCGATTTTGCAGCTGTCTTTTTTGATTTCAAAGCCATAGGACGGGCGGTTAAGCTCTCGTGCGGCGCGTAGCGTGGATGCACTGCCAGCAACTGGATCAATCACTACATCGCCCTCATCGGTAAAGATTTCGATGAGGCGTTTTAACACGGCAATGGGCTTTTGTGTCGGGTGCAGTTTAGGGATTTCCTTGCGGTTGTCCTTTTCCCATTCGAACCAGTTTTTAATCATTTTGCCGTTGTTGTTAAATTTCGGCAGTTTATCGCGGTATAAAATCAAGGCATATTCTGTTGCGCCGACGACTTTCATATTCGCTTTGAGCACCTGTGGTGATGATGATTTAATAAACACCAAAGGGATGTGATTTTTAAAGCCGTGCTGCTTGGCGTAATCAATCACCATTGAGATTTGCTGGAAAGCGCAGAACACAATCATACAAGGGGCTTTGCCGCGTTCTTTCGGTTCTTTGATGAGCATTTTTGAACAAAAATGCATAAATTCGGCAATGCGGAAATCTTTATCTGTATCAAAAAAACTACTGTTGGCTTTGTCGCTTTCGCCGTTTTTGTTATCGCCGTTTACATACCATTCAGGGTTTGAAGCGTAAGCATTATTACCGAGATTGTAGGGAATGTCGGCGATGACTAGCTGCGCTTTTGGGATGTGGTAGCGTTTGTAGTTTTGGAAGTGATCGTTGAATAATTCGGTTTTCATTTTTGTTTCCTTTTTAGTCGATTTGTTGAATTTTGGGTGTAATAATCCGCCACACGATTTTTCAAAAGTGCGGTCGGATTTTTTGCTGTTTTATAGAATTTCTAATTGAAAACCCGTTTTTTTAGGATCGTAGGCGCGAAGATATTTTAATACGCGCCAGTTATTTCCTTGCTCGCATTCAAATTGCTCTGTAATGCGTGTCAATACGTTATGGGCGTGACGGAGAGTACTGCGATATTCGTAAGCTATGTCATAAACGGAAGCAGCGTAGTGCGAACCAATTTGTTTTAATGCGGGGTGAAGCACTTGGCAAAGTTCCGTGCCACGCAATAAAGCAAACCACGCCCACGCCATTGTTTGCAATTCGTGTTCGGTAAATTCAAACGTAAATGTTGTCGGTTCCTGCGTGGCAATATTGGGGGATTGATTTTCTTCCATATCTTTCTCTTTTTTACGTTGATTTATGCCTTCTTTGAGTTTTACAAAGGCGGAAAAGGTGGGTTTAATTTCATCATTGAGTTGGTGATACTGTAATTTCTTTCGCCAAGCCATTTCAACGCGTGAAATTAATTCGAGATTTTCAAGGGTGCAATTTCTTGAATTGCCGTCTTTGTAATCAATAATATGTCCACGCGGAATTTTTCTACCGGCTTTGCGCCAGAGATAATGCGATTTCCGTTCATAACGTTTAATGCTTGCTTTTATTAACCAACATTTTGCATTTTCACAATATCGCTCAAAGCCAATCGGTTTTAAATTTTCACCTTTCTCAAATCGACCGCTTCGTCCGGTTAGCCATTGTCTCTTCACGCGCAAAACCTTTAACGCGTGTGGATTAAATGGTTTATTGAAATAAACTTCCATTTTTTGAGCCAAGATTCTTTCATTTAACATGCAATTCGCTTTAATGAACGCAAGTTCTTCTTTGCTGTAACGATTAGCATGCTTAAGGCTTGGAATATTGTGTTTCTTTTTTAATTTATAGAAAACATTACGATTTATTAATAAATCAAACTGTTGCTGAAACAATTTAATTAGATCAGATGGCTTTTTATCCCAATGTAAGCGAATAAACGCAATATGTTCATCGGTGAATTTAAATCGTTCCGCATTAGAGGTCATCGCCTTGCGCCTTAGATATTCTTAGAAAATCAGGGGATTCTCTTTCAATTTGACGATTTTCAAACAATGTCATTGCTTTAAGCGAAATCGCATTGCTTGCGATAATATTTGCCGCAATGCCTGATACGGCATTGGCACGTTTAATTTCTCGATTAAGTTCTTCATCGGTTAAGTCTTCATCAAGCAGTTTTTCTAACTGGGAAAATAAATGATTGTTTAAGTCTGTGATTTTATTTTTCATTTTAAATACTCTTAAAAAACCGCCCTTTCGAGCTGTAACTGGAGTAGTGCAATCAGTCTATGCTGATTTTGTTGAGATGTTATCAAAACGCTTTGAAGCATTAGATGATAGCGTATCACTTCCTCATATTCTCAATGCTTATAAGAATCAATCAGATAAATAGCATCACAAATTGATTTGGCTAGTTTATCTGGGGGAAAATTAGTATTTTTTGCTGCACTTTCTAATACAGCCTGTTTGATTAGTTCTTTATCGTTATCAGATAGGCTGTTTTCTTGTTTTTCTTCCATTTTTAACCTCGTTTGTTTTATTGTTACCATTTCAAAACACACTTCATCTATCATTCGCAACGGTTTCACGTGCCGTTGTGTCTCTGTACTAGCAAATGTGTTTTGAAATATCCACATTGGGATATTCGCCTGCTTGAGCTCCACTTTCGGCAACTGCACCGTTTTTCACTGGCTTTGCATGGGCAGACTTTAAAACTCACTCTTCACTAAGTAGGTTAGGGCTTTCAATCTAACGACCGCTTAGCACCGTTGGGCTTCCGTCTGCGCTTCCGCCGAGTGAGTTTCTTTAACCAAATTGTTTAAAATTTGTGATGAAAGTCACTGACTTACATAAACTTTTTAGCTATTCTTGTAATCAACCTTGATACTTTCGATAGCGGATTTTCAGGAATGTAAACTGAAAGGTGAATCTCGCCGTCAACAGTACCTTGGGACATTGCTTTTAGCTTTTCTTCCGCTTCTTCGAATGAATGGGCGTAAACATCTGTCGCCCACCTTTTGCCGTCGAAGTAATAAGAAATCGCATAGCGTTTCATTTCATCTTGCATAAGGAATTACCTATATGTATTTTCAAATATTTAAAGGTGTAAATAATCAGTGGTATTGGCGACTAAAAGCCGCTAATCACGAAATCATTGCCGTTAGTGAAGGTTATACAACCAAACAGAACTGCCTACATTGCATTCATCTTGTTATGGACACTAATCGCAATACACCAATTTATGAATCTTAGTAACCTAGCCCTGTTTATCGGGGCTTTTTTTTCATCACAATTTTTTAAAGAGCGTTGAGATGTTGGTTATATGTATCTCGTTTTGACGACATTGATTTTAAGTTATCTTAAATTCATAAGCAACAAAAATTTAAGATTTTTTTATTATTTTATTTAAGTAAACTTAATTGCATAGCCCAAAAGCCACTTTGTGGCTTTGATTTATGCGTATTTTTGAGTGTATTGAAGTGCGGTTTGGAGAGAATTCAGAAAGGATGTCACATATTGTGGATTATTTTGCAGCCAGTTTTCGTATAGTGACTTATTTTTGATAAGATGCTGGATTTCTGGAGATTGATACCATTTCTTAAATAGCTTTCTAAGCGGAGGCTTTTCTTTTACTACATCGGATCCTCTATATTCATTAATGACTTGAACTAAATCAAATTTTTCCCCGGTATTAATATCTAACCTTGTTGTGATATCTAATGAAGTCTGCAATGAGATGATCGTTGATTTGGGTATTTCATTCATTTCCCAAAACGAATCTTCTTCATCTTTATTTAGTAAGTACTCGAATAGTAACTGATCGGGGGGGAGTTCTGTTGGCAAGCATACTACATTTGTATTGTTGATGAGATATTCATCTGTGCGATTATCTCCATCAAGAATAATAAGTGATTTTTTCGTAAACTCTGGAATATTATTTTTGATAAATTGTTTGTAGTTTTTACAGCCTATATATATGTCGTCAAGTATATTAAGTTGTTTTTTAATGGTACTATCATTACATAATTTATGTAAAAAATCTCTTGCCTCTTGATCTTCGGTATAAACATTTATACCTTTTGGCGAAAGATATTCATCTGGAATGCAGTCTTGTATATCCGCTTTCATTTTATCTATATCTGAAAGCAGTTTTATTCTTCCATACGCATTTGTTAGATAATGAACCTTGAAATTATTTTCTTGCTCTTTCCTTTTACTTGATTTGTAAAGTCGCTCCATTATCTCAATGGAATGAGATGTAATAATTACCTGTAATTGCAGTTCTTTCGAGTATTTTTCTAGTAAGTTAAGTAGCCTAATTTGTACCGCGCAGAAAAGAGCTGAATCTAGTTCATCAATTAAAATAATCCCTCCTTTATAATTATCTCCCATGTCCTGTTTTAATTTCTTAAACGAGTAAATTGCTTGCAATATCTGGCCAATGTTATCTTCTCCCACTGATACCGATTGATGATCATAACTGTCAGAATGAGCTACAATAGAATTTACTATACCCAAGGTTGTAGTTACTTGAGAAGATCTTTTGGCAAGTATATTGTTATTATCTTTCAAAAAATCTTTGATGTTGTCCTGAATAAATTTTTCATTTTCTTTTTCTTCATATTTTCTTTCTGAAATAGGAAACATTCTTTTCAATCCAAGATAAATTACTGGGTGAGTTACCGCTCTGTCAGTATCTTGGTTATTTCTAAGTCTAGAACGTGGAACCAGCTGCCCATTTTTATTCGTCTCTTGAGTTAGGCGTAACTGTAATTTATCTAGATAAAGCTGATTAATTGCATCATAGACTTCAATGTTAATATCCATTGTGCCTGTAAGATCATACTTTTCAGATAATCTAAAATGTTCCGTTGCATAGGATATAAACTTTTTTCCTGTTAATGTTTTATATGGAATGTTTAAGAATTTTCCTTGTTCATCTACCTGAGAGTAATCTTTATTAAAAGAAAAACATTGTGCAATAATCCCTAGTATTGTTGATTTACAAGTTCCATTTCTACCAGCGATTAATGTAATGTTATCCGCAATAGATAAGTCAATTTCTTTTAACCCGCGGAATGATTTTATATATATTCTTTTTATCTTAGTAAGAGCTTTATCTTTTATCTCTTTAGGAATTATTATTTCTTTTTGAATTGGTGGAGCATATTCATTTATTTCATTCAATAACACTTTAGGAATTCTTCGTTTCTTTATAACTTTTATCGTTGAATCTTTTCTTTGTCTATTAGAAGTTAAACTCAATGTTTTCATTTTTTCAATCATCCCCTTGCCCATAACTTATCTCTTTCTTCTGTAAATTCGATGCTCCACCATCGTTCCTATAATTGATATTTGTTGCTTTAAGCTAGACATTTTAGGGTAATCTGAATTTAAAGGAATTAATTCAAATTGAGTTCGACCATATTCATCTATTTCTAGGGGGCGATATTTTTTAAAGGTTGCTTCATAATCTCCATTAATTGCAACGACAAATTCTCCTGCAACAGGTTGCACCTGTGGATCAATAATAATGACATCTTCCTCTTTAAATTCAGGCTCCATAGAATCCCCAATTATAGAAAGCGCAAAAGCATTTTCAGAAACATCAAGATCTGTAAAGACATAATCAAAATCACCACAACTTTCTTTAAGAGATGATATTCCCGACCATTTTCCAGCTTGAATATAGCTAATTAAGGGGATTTTATTTCCACCAATACTTGCTGGTAATACATTTGACTGCCCATTACCACGCAATAACCAACTAATATCACATTGCAATACGGTTGATAGATCTAAGATATTTTCAGAATTTGGCTTTGTAGTATCTGACTCCCATTGGGATATTGCCACATTTGAGACGCCTTTAATTGCATTAGCTAACTCTTTTTGTGTCAGTTTTAACTCTGTTCTTCTACGCTTAATGCGCTCTCCAATTGTTTCATTGTGCATTGATTACTCCTTGTTTTGTTAAGCGATCTTAACCTTTGTTGCGTTAAAATTCCTTTAATGATAAAATTTAAAGTAATCTTAATTTTTATTTAAGGAATCTTATGTTTAAAGATGATGTTATTGAATTCTTTGGCAACTCTAGAAAACTTGCCAGAGTGTTGAATATTAGTCCAGCCGCTATTTCCCAATGGGGAAAGGTAATCCCTGAAAAAAATGCATATAAATTGCAATACCTAACTAAGGGGAAGTTAAAAGTCGACTCGAATCTTTATTCAAAATCTTGAAAAAAGTCTAAATCTTCCACGGAAAAAGAAAACCACAAAAAGGGGAAAGGAATTATGGCAATGAAACAAACCATTATAGAGATGATTGAGCAGATTCCAGGTGGGAAAAGTGCGGTTGCAGGATTTTTAGGTTTTACTGAAAGCGAATTGAACAATCGTCTTTATCAAACAAAGGGTCAGCGATTCAAAAATGAAGAATTAATTGCGATTCAGCAAGAATATGGCTGCACGCAATTTATTGATGAACTATGCCGTTTGGCTGGTGGGCGTTTTGTACCTGATGTAGCAGAGAATGAATTAGACAAGGTTGAGCTTGCTAATTTACAACTGCACGAGCTTTCCGCACGAGGCTTGTTATTTGCTGCATTAGAAACAGCGTTAGAAGACGGCGAAATCACTTCGAAAGAAGAAGACAAAATACGTCAAGCATTGAGTAAACATTTGGCAGCGACGCAACATTCGATTGAATGTGCGATTGTGTTACACAAGAAATAAAAAAAGCCACGAGGAGATTTCGTGGCTAATTCATTAAGGAATATACAGATGAATCAATTATTAACGATTTCGAAAGAAAACACAAGCACTTTGACGATGAGTAGTCGTGAAATTGCGGAATTAATCAATAAAAACCACAGCGATCTGTGTCGTTCAATCGAAAGACTTATCGCAAAAGAGGTGATTTGGGGGTATCAGCCAATGGCTTACACCCATCCACAGAACGGTCAGACTTATTATGAGTACCATCTAACCAAACGAGATAGTTTAATTGTTGTTGCTCAGAATTGTCCTGAATTTACTGCGGCAATTGTCGATCGCTGGCAAGCGTTGGAAAATCAACAAAAACCAACCGCACTTATTCCGCAATCTTTTTCTGAGGCGTTGATGTTAGCCGCTCAGTTACAAGCAGAAAAAGAGCGTAATGCGCCTAAAGTCGCTTTTGTTGATCACTATGTGGAAGTAGGGACGAGTAAATCATTTCGTGAGACGGCGAAGATTTTAAAAATGCCTGAGCGTGCATTAGTCAATCGCTTGGTGGAAGATAAATATTTGTATCGTCAATCTGGCGTGCTTTTGCCTTATCAATCGGCACACACGAAAGATCTTTTTACGGTTAAAACAGGTACTGCTGAACACGGTCACAATTACACACAGACACGTGTAACAAGCAAAGGCATTGAATTTATTGCGTCACGTTATGCTTCGGAGTTGATGCTATGAGTATGCGATTAATGGTTCAAGCAATGAATTGTAAGGTTGGTAATCCTGCTAGAAAACTTGTGCTTTTAAAACTGGCTGATAATGCCAATGATGATGGAATTTGTTTTCCAAGTTATCAATACATTGCCGATAAATGCGAGATGACCCGACGTAGTGCAATCAATCACATTGAATATTTAATCAAAATGGGATTAGTAAGCAAAAAAGAACGTAAAAATAAAGATGGTTCCATCTCAAATTTATACTTTTTACACCTTGAACAAGGTAGTGAAAATTTTGCACTGGGTAGTGAAAATATTTCACTAGGTAGTGAAAATTTTGCACTAGGGGGTAGTGAAAATATTTCACCCAGAACCAGTCACTCTTTAGAACCAGTCAATGAACCTAAAAAAACTACGCAAAAAAGCGAATCCGAAATGTTGCTTGAGCAGTTCGGTATTACCGGACAACTGGCGAAAGATTTTATCGCACACCGCAAAGCCAAAAAGGGCGTAATTAATCAAACGCAACTCAACCGTCTGCAAAAACAGGCGGACAAGGCTGGGATTTCGATTTGTGAAGCGGTGGAAATTTGCATTGAACGAAACTGGCAGGGATTTAACGCATCATGGGATTGGCGTGATGAGAAACTGCGAACATCCCAAGCGCAAAAAATGAGTTTTGAAGAAAAAAATGCGTTGCCGTGGAATCGTCCTGAAGACTGGGAGAATGTACTGTGAACCAATTAACTAATCAATCATTACATCAAGGTGTATCACCACAAGTGGAGAAATTTATTGATACGTTGTTCGACCAACTTTGCGCTAGTTGCCCTCAGTTGCTCAACCTCACTCTAGAGCGATTGCAGGTAGTAAAACGTCAGTGGATTTTAGGCTTTGCTGAAAATGGAATTACAAAAATAACACAAGTTAAACGAGGTATGGCGGAAATGCGTGCTAAGCCAAATGGGTATTTGCCAAGTGTAGGTGAATTTATTCAAGCATGCAAAGTTCTGGACTACCACGTATTGGGCTTACCGAATGAAGCGGAATTATACCAACGTTATAACACTTTCTTAGGCTATGCCCGATTCAATCGGGATGAATTTCAATATCGTTCAAAAATGGAATTTTGGTTGCTTAAAAATCTGTACGAAAAGTGCAAGAAAAAATCGGAAGAGGACACGTTGAAAACTATTCCGAAATTACTCACAGAAGCGGCGGAAAAAGTGCGGTCGAATTTTCCTTTTGAGGATATTCCGAAGATGATTCCAGCAAAGCCAAGTTTTTACGATAAAGCGAAGGCTGATAAAGCGCGAGATAGCTTGATGGCAATGATGAAAGGGAAAGGGGCATTGCAATGACAGGACAACAATTTGATAAAGATACATGGCAAACACCGCACTATGTCTTTGAATGGCTATCTCAACGTTTCGGTTGGTTCGATCTTGATGGTTGTGCAACAGCCAACAACGCCTTGACATGTCACTATATCGGCGAACCTAACTCAGATAATGATGAGCATCAATCAATCGCAGATGACTTTCTAATGCCGATTGAGCAAATGTTAGATGTATTGTTGGATGAAGTCGCAGAACGTTGTTCGGATCCGTTAAGAATCTATGTGAATCCACCTTATTCCAACGTTACACCATATCTACAACGCGCAAAAGAATTATGTGATGCCGGTTATTTAGTCGTGATGTTACTCAACAATGATAAATCTACTCAATGGTATCAAAACCATATTCAAGGCGTGGCAAATGAAGTGATTGATATCACAGGTGGACGAATTGCATTTATCAACCCTGTAACAGGAAAAGAAATCAAAGGGAATAGCAAAGGACAAATGGTCGTAGTATTTGATCCAACAATGGAAGACTTTGTCACACGTTCAATTAACCTTGATTTTATTAAAAAGGTTGGTGGGTATATCCGCATGGAGAAATAGGTTAATGGCTTGTAGTGTTGATGATATTAAAAAAGCACACGGGAAACGAACTGAAGGGCGGTTAAAAATTCAGATGATTAAGTTACAAGGCGGTGTGCTTGCGCCACTTGATGAACTGGAATCAGAAGAATTGAAATCATTAAAAAATGGCGAGCAGTATGAAATTGAAATCATCCGTACACGCAATCCCGCTTTCCATCGTAAGGTGTTCGCCTTTTTTAAATTCTGTTTTAACCATTGGGCTGCAGATAAAACAGAATGGGAACACTTTGATGAGCGCAAGCAATTTGACACCTTTCGTAAACATCTAACGGTATTGGCGGGATTTTACGAATCTACATACAACATTAAAGGGGATTTGCGGATTGAGGCGCAATCCTTGAGTTATGGGAATATGGAGCAAGCAGAGTTTGAAAGCTGTTACAAAGCGTTAATTAGTGCAGCAATCAAGCATATTTTTAACGATACAACCGATGAAAATACGTTAAATCAGTTGTATGCGTTTTTTGGGTAATTATTGCCGTAGCTCTTTTTGTGAAGCAACTGCTAAAAAATGGCTGCGGTCTTTGTAAATGGGGTTGCTTGCAACACGGCTATCAATACGTTTGATAAGGTATTCAGGCAAGCTGATATTAATACGGTGGCGTTTGCCTTGATATGCGGAAATATCTACATCAAGCAACAACCAAGTATCGCAATAGTTGAAATCTTCTTGCGTTTGGTAGTGACGATAGCCTTTGTCTTGAAGTTCGTTGATATCTATTCCGTCTTCAAACATTATTTCTAAGATGGAATGAATGGCATCAGTCGCCTGCGTTGGGATTTCTTCAAGGGTATCAGCGGCACTAAAGCAGGAATATTCTTCAGTAAATAATGCTGGCACCGTAATGCCGTAGGCTTCATTTTCATTTGTTGGGGTTTCAATGCCGATGGTAAATAACATAGTCGCTCCTTATGGGTTAGCTCGGCAGAGCTATAGAAGCCCTGCCGATTTTTTAATGGATCTTAATGTGCCGATGGATACGTGTTGTTTTGGGTGTGGTACTGGGAACGTCTTCCCTGTGATGGGCGATTGCCAGATTTGATGATCGCCTTTACCGTGCCTGACAAAAGTACAACCTGCACTTTTAAGTTCCTTGATTAAGTCGCTGGATCGCATGCTTCCTCCTTGTCGTCTTAATCACGATAAATTATACACAAGCATACACACAAGTAAAGGATGAAAATGAAATTAAATGATGACGAGATTCTAGAGTTAAAAATCGTACTTTTTATTGTGGCAGTTTGGTTAATTTTTCAGATGGTGTTTGGATAATGGCTAAAGAATATAAATGCAAAATGTGCGGAAACTACTTTATAAAAACCGTTTCAAGTCTGCAAAAGGTCTGTTCGCCAGAATGCGCTATTAAACTTTCGCGCGAACAGACCCGCAAGGCACGCGAGAAAAAAGACAAACAGGCGCGAATCGAAAACCGCAAAAAAATGACCGCACTTAAAGAGAAAAACAAAACCAAGTACGAATTGACCAAGGAAGCGCAAGTGGCAGTAAATAAATATATCCGCCTGCGCGATGTGGGCAAGGAATGTATCTCCTGCGGCACGCCCTTAGTGGCAGAGCAGCTCGGTGGCGGGTTTGATGCTGGGCATTATCGCTCACGCAGTGCTGCGCCACACTTACGCTTTTACACGCTCAATATCCATGGGCAATGTAAAAAATGCAACCGCTACTATGGCGGTAATGTACAGCAATATCGCCTAGGATTGCTAGATAGACTAGGTAGCGAAAAAGTCGAACAAATTGAAGCTGACAACCGCCCACGGCATTATTCCCCCGATGACTTACGGCGAATCAAACAGATTTTTAACAAAAAATGCCGATTAATAGAAAAAAGAAAGGGATAATATGCAGACCAAACACATCTTAGATATTAAATTAACTGCTCGCCGTTATGGCAAATGGGCGCGTGAAGGCGTGGGAATTAACTATCCCGCAATTCAGCCTTTTTTACGCAAAGCCACACCTGATCACGGCATCCTGATGTTGGATGATGAAACCGCAATGCGCATTCACGACGCAACACTTATTATGCGCAACGTCACACCAGAGTTATATCAAGTGTTTATGCTGAGATATGTTAGCAATTTATCGCAAGGTAATGTAGGGCGGGAAATGGGCGTAAGTGTACCGACGATAAAATCTTATCTTTACGCCGCACATCAATCTTTAAAACTACTTCTAACGCAAAATAAGTGTATTTTTCTAGCTTAAATTTTGTACTGGTTATTTTTTTAACAAAAGGAAGATAATATGTTCAGATTGGCTAAACAACAGGAGAACAGAATGATTACCTATGCCCAACTTTGCGAACAAAACATCCGCTACCAAGCAATGCTCCACCATAACGCGCAAATGCTCCGCACTGTCATTAATTGCTTTACGATAGCTCTTGAAGAAGATCTAGGATTAACCGATAAAAGCTACAAAAAAGAATTTAACCAAGATCAACAAGTTCCCTATGTCGATGTATTAAATATTAATGATCACAAGTCTTGCCCTTGGTATCAATTAAAAACGGAATTTGAACAAAACGCACCGGTTATCGAATTTGAACTGGCTTTGACGTTAGAAAAAGCCCCGAATGTTTACCCGAAAACCACACTCATATCCCCAATGAGGGCAATCTATATCAACGAGAATAGCATACAGCTCGAATTTACCGCACACCGCGACAAGCCACAATTTATCATATCCATCAAAGAAAAAGATGCCTATTCACACGCCATCAATGCTTATAAGCAGCTCATCTTAGAAATGTTTAAATTTTAATCAAAAGCCTACTTCGGTAGGCGTTTTTATTTTAAAAGTGTGATCTAATTCATAGCGTAGAAATTTCTTTTCCATTAAACTAAACAAGAATAAATTTAACAACTAGAGGAATGTTTATTATGGGGTTTATGAGTTCTGCTATTGACGCAGTACAACGTGGCATCGCAAAGGCTGAAGGCAAATCGGGAGAACTTGATCCTAGTCTATTAAAACTATTTTCCGAGCTAAGTTTAGATATCAATGATTATCCGAAAGATATAAATGCCAGAATAGAGAAATTCTGCGGTTTCTTTGAAAGAATAACAATGAGCAAAAAAGATATTGAGCTACTAGGAGAGATGAAAAATAGTGCGTATTCATTTGCAGGAGAATGGAAATATAGCTTCTTCAAACAGATGTCTATTCCTACTAAGCTCAAGTTTTCAATCTTAATTGATTTTGTTCGCGCTTGCTTGGATAGCACCGGCAAGATAGAAGATCTTAATGCACTGGGTAAAAAGTTAAGATTAGAACGTGAACTTATAGATTATGCACAAGTTATTCATTTCAATGCTTATATTCAAAGAGAATTTAATAATGGAAATCCTGAAGGGTATATCGATACAGATGCGCTAATCTTGCAAAAGGACGAGTTTACTGTATTAGAATTACCGGCTTCCATTATTGAAGAAAAATCTAAAACGATTAGGCAGGGCAGTCGTAACGGTGTAAGCGTAAGGTTAGCAAAAGGGTTGTGGTTTCATTCAGGAAAAGGCAATAGCACATCTGAAAAAATAAACTACTTATCCCACAAAGCAGACGGAAATTTAATCTTTACTAATCAGCGTATTGTTTTCTCGGGTGAAAATGCGTCTTTCAGTATTAAAAAACAAAATATTGTAAGCGTAGAAAATCGTGATGGTCTTCTCTATTTTCACTCCAGAAAATCAAAACCGGATATTGTCGAGTCTCACATTCCCATTCTAGATAAAACGTTAAAATCAGTCATTAGATGGATAATCAACCAGTAGATTTATACCTACCCCAAAGCCCGCAATCGCGGGCTTTTTTATTGCTCTAATTCCCACTTTAAGCACAATGCGCTTTCAATGAGCACGTAAGATTGAGCTTTGAAATTGATGATCTGTCGCGTTTAAAAGTGCTAGGGCGTTGCGTACGAAAATTTTCTATTGTTGCAGAGGATTTATAAGAAAAGGGGAAATTTCCCCTAAATTTTTTGAGTTCCCCTAAAAAAGTTTCAAAAAAATCCTTGAAATGGCTAGCTATTAGGTGTATTATTTTATTTACAGTGCGGTTTTAGCACATTGCGAATGCACAAATGAATTTGATAGCTCCGAGTTGATAGACTTGGGGCTTTTTTATTGTGGCACTTCGTACTATGATTGCTTTAATTTTAGGCGGTTATAAGGGGATGAAGAATGTCATTTGAATTACGTAAACAACTTGCTGATTTAAAGGCTGAAAGTGATGCCTTATTTAAGCAGCGTTTAGCCCTATTACAGGGCAAAAAAGAGAATGCTATTTCGTTGATGACGAATGAAGCGATTGCATTTTTACAAGGGCAAGAATTTACTGTTAGTAATCTTATTCCTGATACGATTGAAGCCAACTACAAAGGCTCTATGAATATTAGAATTCAGTTTTCAGATCCGAAAGATAGTTTTGTTGGTGCAGATATTACAATCGATGCGGATTATTTAGCGCAGTCATTCGGATTTAGCGTTAATTTGGCACGTGAAGCCTTTAATGGCATTCTGTCTGGCGATTTAGTGAAAGAAATTTCACAATATCAAACAAGAGTGGAAAAATTAAAATCATTGGGCTGCTCGGATATTGATGGCTCTTTTGAGATTACACTTATTAAGCAAAATTTAGAGAAGCTTACTTTTTCAACGATTACGGATACGTTGAAGTTTGTGTTGGAAATGTAATGTGTTAATGATTTATTAGCCCTGATCGGAAACGGTCGGGGCTTTTTGTTTACAGTAATAGCTCCTTGCCTTGTTAGACTTTATTGCGCGAGAAATCGCACGGGGTAAGGCCATCTATCACAAGCTCACGTTAATACGTGGGCTTTTTTATTGCCTAAAAACAGGCGGGAGAAAATATATGCCAATTAAAGAGCCTGATGTGTGGGCGTTAATATGGTCTTGGTTGCAAACAAATCTTAGTTCTAGCTCAGCACAGAGTGCTTTTTGGGCGTTATTTATTTCTCTTTTAAGATTTGGGTTTATGCGTAAAAAGCCGACTATTCGTTATGTCTTAATTGATGCGGCTATGTGTGCCTCTATTGCGGGTGTTGCGGTGCCAATTTGTACACATTTATTTGGGCATACTGAATATTCTTCTTTTCTCGGTACGATGATTGGTTTTGTTGGTACGGAGAAAATTCGTGAGTTTTTATTTAAATTCATTAATCGGAGAATTGATAAAGATGACAATGATGATTTCCGAAGTGACATTCAATAAAATTTTTCCGCACGCAGTTAAAGGTGTTTATCAAGCTATTTCAGCACAGATAGAAAAAGCAGGTTGTGTAACTAAGATGCAGCAAGCGATGTTTCTAGCGCAATGTGGACACGAAAGTGGCGGATTTACAAGATTTAAAGAAAATCTAAATTATTCTTGGCTTGGGCTTTCTAAAACTTTTCATAAATATTTCCCAGACTCACTTACAGCGAAGAAATATGAGCGTAAGCCTGAACTTATTGCTAATCGTGTTTATGCTAATCGTTTAGGTAATGGCGATGAGAAAAGTGGAGATGGCTGGAAGTATCGTGGTCGTGGACTGATTCAGATTACAGGTAAGGATAATTATGCCGCATTTAGAAAATGGTTAGGTAGAGACATTGAGCCAGAAGATGTGGCAAGCAATTTAGATTTATCTGTTAAAACTGCTATTTGGTATTGGCAATGCTGTGAATTGGCTGAACTTAATTCTGTAGAGAAAGTCACGCGAAGAATTAATGGTGGGCTAAACGGCATTGATGAGCGTTGTAAGCTCTATCGGGCATTAATGGTAACGGATAATGGCTAAGTACATTTACATAGCATTAGGGGTTGTTGTAGTGGTTTTGTTTGGTACATTGCGTTATCAGTCGGGCGTTATTGATGAATTGGAAATAACGACAAAGCAACAAGAAAAAACTATCCAGCAACAAGAAGATGCTAACAAATCATTAAGCCTTGCATTACAACAAGAGCGTGATGCCGTTATTGCTCAACAAGAGCGTAATGATGAAATAGAAAGGATAGCAACAGAAAATGCTGAATCAGTTAAAACAATCATTAAGACACAGCCTTGTGCCAACACTCGTCTGCCTCAGTCTGTTCTTGACCGCTTGCACGAATAAAATCACGACTAAACCAGAATATATTTATCCGCCTCAAGCCTATACTGCACCTTGTGTCAAAACAGCATTTACTGGGGAAACATACGGCGATGTAGTCATACAGTTAGTTAAGGTAACCGCAGAGCGAGATAAGTGCGCAAGCCAAGTAGATCATCTTAATAAGTGGATTAATCAAGCAAAAGGCGGTAAATAGATTAAAAATCTAATTGAGCGGAATTAATGCCAAGTGCTGTCGCTATTTTAATGCGAGTGCTTTTACGCAAGGTCTGTGAATTTTCGTGTTGTGAATAAGCAGCTTGAGAAATGCCTAAACGGCTTGCCACTTCCGCTTGTGTTAAACCTAAGTGTTCACGCCAAGCACGCAATGCAGAATAATCGTTTAATAAAGCCAATTTTGCAACAGATTCAGGGATACCTGTTTCAATAGGGTCTGAAAAATTCGCTTTTTGTTTTAGCCAGTTAAGCGTGGCAATTGGCATAACAGCAAAAGCAGGTACGCCTTGCTCATTATTAATGTATTGAATATTAGTAAGTGCGTTCATCTCTTTTTTTAACCTCTTCAATAGATACGATATTCATCGTATTACCAACGATATTAAAGAAAACACGATAATCACCAACACGGTAACGATATTCGTAAGTGTGATTGGTTAGTGCTTTGATATTAGAACAATCGGGAAAGGTTTTAAGCGACTCACATTTTTCAATTATATGTGCTTTTGTTGAAATCTTTCTCAATTGTTTTAATGCTTTTGGCTGATAGATGATTTCTTTCATAGCTAAAGTATTACATTTAATTAATAAGTATTTTATAGGTTTTATAAGTTTTATTCAAGTTATTTTAAGGATTTCCTATGTCAGACGTGAAAGGAAAATCCACGTCTGGTCGTGGATTAACGCCTAAACAAGAAAAGTTTTGTCAGCTTTATATTGAGCTGGGGAATGCGAGTGAAGCGTATCGGCAGAGTTATGATTGCCAAGATATGAAGCCCGAAAGTATAAACCGATTAGCTAAAAAAGAATTAGATAAGATCAAGATTAGATCAAGGGTTGATGTGCTTCAACAAGAGCACAGACAACGCCATAATCTTACCGTTGATAACATCATTGCGGACTTGCAAGAGTATCGTGATATTTGTATGGGAAGAAAGCCGCTTACTATTACCACTGTGGTAAAAAACGCTCAAGAAGGAACGGCACAAAGCGTTAATACCGAATGTTTTGTTTTTGAGCCGACAGGTGCAAACAAAGCACTTGAGCTATTAGGCAAACATCTTGGTATGTTTAAAGATAGATTCGATGTGACCTCAGGCGGTAATGCGTTACCTGCAGTCATCAATATTAGTTTTAGCGATGAACCAGAAGAACCTTAAATTTCCCACGAAATTCCGACCGCTCTTTGAATCTATTTGGCGTTTTATTATTTTCTATGGCGGACGTGGTTCTGGGAAAAGTTTCAGCATTGCCCGTGCGTTAGTGCTACGTGCTTATACTCAACCGATTCGGGTGTTGTGTTGTCGTGAAATTCAGAAATCGATTTCTGATTCTGTGATTCAGATGTTGGCAGATCAGATTGAAATGCTTGGCTTGCAAGCCTTTTTTTGATGTACAGAAGACGCAAATTATCGGGCAAAACGGTTCACGCTTCACGTTTGCTGGGCTGAAAACCAACATCACTTCAATTAAGTCAATGACGGGTATTGATGTAGTGTGGGTGGAAGAAGGCGAGAATGTTTCAAAAGAAAGCTGGGATGTGTTGATTCCTACCATTCGTGAAGATGGCTCGCAAATTATTGTGAGTTTCAACCCGAAAAACATTCTGGACGATACCTATCAACGCTTTGTGATTCATCCGCCTGAGCGGTGTAAATCGGTCTTAGTGAATTGGCAAGACAACCCATATTTTCCGAAAGAGCTAATGGAAGATATGGTACAGATGCGTGAACGTGATTACGAGCTTTATCGTCATGTTTATGAGGGAGAACCGGTAGCTGATAGCGATAAGGTTATTATTAAACCATTGTGGATTGATGCCGCGGTTGATGCACATAAAAAACTAGGCTTTGTGGCAGCAGGGCGAAAGATTATTGGTTTTGATGTGGCGGATGAAGGCTCAGATGCGAATGCTAATGCCTTTGTTCATGGTTCTGTAGTGTTGCGAATGGATGAATGGCACGGCGAAGATGTGATTGGTAGTGCAGACAGAACTCGGCTTAATGCATTGGAATTTGGCACAAATGAAATTGTTTACGATAGCATCGGCGTGGGTGCCGGTGTAAAAGCACACTATCATCGCCTAGACGATAAATCTATTCGTATTAATGGCTTTAATGCTGGGGGGCGCGGTATTTGAACCTGATGCAGAATATGTTTATGGTAAAACCAATCGCGATATGTTCGCCAATATTAAGGCTCAGGCGTGGTGGCGTTTACGCGATCGTTTCTATAAAACCTATCGGGCGATAACGTATGAAGAGCAATATCCCGTTGATGAGATGATTAGTCTTTCTTCCGATATAAGGGATTTGGAATATTTAAAAGCAGAATTGGCTCGCCCTTATGTGGATTATGACGGTAATGGGCGTGTAAAAGTAGAAAGTAAGAAAGATATGAAAAAGCGTGGCATTCCGTCACCGAATAAGGCGGATGCGTTGGTAATGTGTTTCGCACCGAAAGAAGATGTATTGTCGCGTTTCATTGGGTTAGGAAGTTAATATGGCATTTAATCAAGACGGCTACGCCGAAGCCTTGGGGATTAATCATTTTGCAAGAAATTCTGCAAATTCAACCGCACTTTTTGATTTAACGTTATATGAGTTAGGTGGTTTAGCCGCACGGGTGGTCGATATGCCAGCAGATGCAGCGATTTCACGTTCGATTGAAATTCAAGGCGATCAAGATGATGCGATTAGCAATGAGATTGAACGGTTGAAGATTTTGCCAGCATTGGCAGATATGGTGCGTTGGTCGCGGTTTTTTGGTGGTGCGGTTATGGTTTTATTGACCGATGACGGTGCGCGATTAAGTGAGCCGTTAGAGCCAAGTCGCATTACACGTATCGATGAAGTGCGAGTGTTTGATTTAAGTCAAATTTCGCCTACGGCTAATCGCTATTCCGATCCAACCAAGCCAAATTATGGTCGCTATTCCAGTTATCGGTTAAATATCGGTACGATTGCTGGTTCGCTTGATAGTCAGGTAGAAATCCATGAAAGCCGTTTGTTATTTATGGGCGGCGATTCATTGCCAGAACGTCTAAAAAATGGCTTACATTGGATTGGGCGTAGTGCGGTTAGATCGGTTTATCCAAAAATTCGTGATTATCAAAAATCATTGATGTGGGCTTCGTTAATTCTTGAACGCAAACAGCAAGCGGTTCATAAAATGAAAGGGCTTGCATTGGCAATTGATAATGGATTAGAGCCTGTTATTCGAGAGCGTATCAATCTTGTTGAACGTGGGCGTAGTCTGTTAAATGGCGTAGCTGTTGATAGCGAAGACGATTACAACATTCTCAATGCGGATTTAGGCGGGATTGTTGATGTGCTTGATGAATTTAAAGTAGCGATTTCGGCTGATGTGAATATTCCAGTGGCGATTTTATTCGGGCAGTCAGCTAAAGGTATGAACGCCACAGGACAGAGCGATTTTGAAAGCTATTACGATTTGGTCGAAAGTATTCAACAACATAAAATCAAGCCAGTGCTTGAAAAGCTGATTGAACTATTGATGTTTCAAAAGCATATTAAGCCGTTTGAGAACTGGAAAATCAAATTCCCGTCGCTTAATACACCAACTGACAAAGAAATAGCCGATGTGCGTAAAACGAATGCGGATGCAGCGAAAATCGAGCTTGATCGCTTAATTAATTTGGTTGATTCGGGTGCGTTATCCACAGAAGAATTGCGAGTACAGATTGCTGGAGAGTTTGGCATTCAAGCAGACAAATTGCCACAGGTAGATGACGATGATGTTGAAAAGTATCAAGAAGAACAGAAAGCCAAAGGCGTGGTTGTTTCCTCACGCAATTGAGCGTGAATATGTGGGTTATTTACGTGGCTTGGCGAGAAATATTAATACGACGGTTAATCAAAAACTCGTTGAAATTCGACCGCACTTTCAGGCAAATATTCGACAAGATAGTTTTTCTGATACGCTTGAACGTTGGCTTATTGAATTATTGCAAGCAGTATTGATTTTTGTTGATGAAAAAGAAATTACGCAATTTGTGCGTGGCTATATTCATCAGATGGCGAACTTTAACGGCAAGCAGTTTCATAAAGTGCTGAAATCAGTTTATAGCGTCGATGTTTTCACGACTGAACCTTGGCTTGATGATGCGTTAAAAATTGCGGAATGGGAAAATATCCGCCTAATAAAAAGCCTTCCTACGCAGACGTTAGAAAAATTGCGTAGTCGCTTTACTCAAGCGGTGCGCGGTGGTTGGCGTTGGGAAAGCGTGGTAGATGATGTTAAGTCTATCCTTAACACCAACGAGAAACGTGCAACATTAATTGCTCGTGACCAAATTGGCAAGTTAAACGGTCATTTGACGAAGTTGCGCCAGCAAAATATCGGCGTGAAGTCGTATATTTGGCGCGGTATGCTTGATGAGCGTGAGCGGGCGCACCACGTTGATCGTGAGGGTAAACAATTTGATTGGGATAATCCACCTGATGACGGACATCCGGGGGAGCCTATTTTATGTCGTTGCTATGCGGAGGCGGTATTCCCTGAATTTGAAGATCTTGGGAGAGATGACGCTGAACCGATAGATCCTATTTCAACAATCAAAACAGGGAAAATGAACTTAGATGAGTTGTTTGATAATTCATTATCCGGTGGTGGAAATAAGTCATTTTCTAATTTTGGTTCGGTTGATCCTGCCTTAGTTACGCTTGCTAAAGAAAGTATTGGATTAGATATAAGCGGTTGGCAGCATAGCATTGATGAATCGAGTATACGCCATATTCTAAAGCAACACGGAAATGAGAAAGCTGAAAATAAGCGTGGGCAAAGAGCGGTAACAAAAGCCGATATTTTGATGTTGCCGCAGATTGTTTCGTCATTTGATAGTATTGACTACACTGGGACAAGTGATGCGGGAAGTGAAACGTTTTTACTACGCAAAGAAATTGGAGATGAAATCTTTTGCGTTCAAGAAGTTAGAAAACGCCATAAGAAAATTGCAGTAAAAACAATGTGGATTCGGAAAAAGAAAAAACCATAAATCTCACATAGTGCTTGGTTCACTCTGGCACCTGCTTAACGTCCGAAACGTGCTATGTCCTACGATTTATGGTTTTCTGTATTATAGAGCATTGAATTTAAATTTCAATTTTTGGAGATCATTATATGGTAATGCGATACGACCGCCGTGGCATTCAGGCACGGCGAGATGATAACGGTTTTATTTATGACACCCCTATTCTGACAAGAAGTGGGGTGTTTGTTTATGAGCTTCCTAATGGCAAAACTCGGCGTGAATATCGTCCGCCTGATGAAGTATTTAAGGCGGATAGTTTACGCGCTTACAAGGGATTGCCGATTACAGAAGATCATCACGGACTTGTGACGAAAAATAATGCGCATTTGGTGGTGGGCTCTATCTTAACGGAAGGTAAACAAGATGGGCAAAATTTAACGGCAGATATTGTGATTCACAATACGAAAGCCGTTGATTTTGGAAAAAAAGAATTGTCGGTTGGCTATAAGGTAGATATTGACGAGACGAGCGGTACAACAGAAGACGGCGAGCCGTATGATGTGATCCAGCGTAATATTCGTCCTAACCATTTAGCCATTGTGACAGTTGGGCGTGCAGGCAATGCCGCACTTAATTTAGATGCGGCAGATGCCGTGGAATTTAACGAAGATGGAGAAAATCCGATGAGTAACACTCAAACAACGCTTTCTGACATTCGCTTAGATAGCGGCATTACGTATCAAGCCGCACCCGAAGTGATTGTTGAATTAAATAAACTAAAACAAGACGCCAAAGACGCAGTGACAGCAAAAGACAAAGAAGCGGCACGCGCAGATGCGGCAGAAGCGAAAGTGAAAGAGCTTGAAACGCAGGTTGAACAAATTAAACAAGATGCTGTAAGTCAAGCCAAGGTGCGTGTTGAATTAGAAAACGTAGCGAAAGTGCATAAGGTGGAAGTGAAAGCTGATAGTACCGACCGTGCGTTGCGTGAAGCAGTAATTAAGGCAATTCGTCAAGACAATGCGGATTTATCGCAAAAATCCGATGGTTATATTGAAGCGGCGTTTGATATTGCGGTAAGCGATGCCAAACAACGAGCGGATGCGGCAGGTGTGCAGCGTCAGCAATTAACACCATCAGCCACAAATCAACCCACATTCACGCAGGATAGCCAAACGAAATTAATTGGTCGTGCGGCAATGATTGCAAGTCGTAACCAATAGGAGCATAAAAACGATGTCTATGTACGATCAATTACAACAAAAAGCCTTTGCTGGTATGAAAGGCGACAGCCGTTACGATTTAGTCGAAACCTTTGCAGCAGAAAATGAAATCCCATTCGGCGTAGTGATTACGCAAGGGACGAGTGCCACACAAGCTAAATTAGGTGGCACTAAGCCCATTGGCATTGCGTTACATTCCCATGCTGTAGTAGGCGGTTATGCGAAATTTGATGCGGTTTCCGTATTGCGTAAAGGGGTTGCGTGGTGTGTAGTGAAAGACAGTGAAGCGATTACGGCAGGAAGTGCGGTAAGTTTTGACCCCGCTTCAGGCAAGGTGGCAAAAACTGGTACGGCATTACCGAATGCAACCTTTAAAACCGCCGTAGTAGATTGCGGTAAATATGGCAAGCTCGCGTTAGTCGAGTTAGCTTAATTATTCAATGTTTAACGATGCCCTAAGTGAAAACTTGGGGCTTTTTTATTGGAGAAAAATAATGACAGATATTCGTCAAGATGCGTTCGAGTTGAATGCGATCAATACTTGTTTAAATGCGGTGGGTGTATTTAACCAAGATGCGGGCTTGTTTACGCAACGCCAATTAGAGTTTGTGCGCAACAAAATCTATGAAGAAAAATTACCGGGTATGAATGGCTTATCGCTCGTCCCAGTCTCTTCTGAAGCCCCTGAATGGGCAGAAACCGTGACTGAACGCATTTACGATATGGTCGGCATGGCTAAAGTCATTGCCAACTATGCCGATGATTTACCGCGTGCGGATGTGGCGATGACAGAACGTGCAGTAAAAGTGAAAAACATCGGTGCTGCTTATGGCTACAATCTACAAGAGTTGAAAGCGGCGTCAGCTAATCAAACGGATTTACCGTCTTCTAAAGCTCGTGCAGCGCGTCGTGCGGTGGAAGTAAAGATGAACGAAATTGCCTTGTTAGGAGATAAAGAATTTGGTTTAAACGGCTTTATTAACCACCCGAATTTAGGAGAAACCTCGGTAACTGGTGGCTGGAAAACTGCAACGGCGGATGCGGTGCTAGCGGATTTGGACAATCTACACGATACCGTCGTGTTGCAATCAAAAGGCGTGCATCAGCCAACACACTTATTGTTGTCGCTAACAGATTATCAGACGTTATCCAGTAAGTATATGAACACGGCTGACAAAGTGGACGTATTGACGTTCTTCAAGCGTAAACATCCTAACTTAACTATTCAGGGCTTATGGGAATTAGAGAAAGCGGGTACAGGGAATAAGAACTTAGCGATTTGCTATGAAAAATCCCTTGATAACTTAACTCTTGAAACGCCGCAAGATTTTACCCAGTTACCGGCACAAGAACGCAATTTAGAGCTTGTTGTGAACTGTGTGGCTCGTGTGGGCGGCGTGTTCTTACGTTATCCGTTATCGGCAACCAAAGCGGAGATTTAGCGATGATTGTACGTAATATTGAAGCGCGTTTAATTCGTGTTGGCGGCGAGTTTATCGCCCCTAATCAAGAGGTGGAAATTGCCGATGATGCGGTAGGGCTTGATCGTTTAATTGAACGTGGCGTATTAATTGACGTAACGCCGAAAGCGGAAGATGCGAAAAAAGACGGCAAAAGTAAAAAGCAGGAGTAATAAATGAGCGCATACTCGTTACTTAATCTCTTTTACCCATTAAGCCAACAAATGCCTGAAGATATGGTAAATAAGGCGTTAAGCGTGGCTGATAATAAACGTCCAGACTGTTTATCTGATGACAAGCAAGATGAGGCGGTGGCGTGGTATGCGGCTTATTTGTTGGCTCAGTCGATTGAAAGCGGGGTAAATGCGGCAGGTTTACGGCGTGAACGTGAAGGCGATTTAGAACGTGAATATTTTTCAGGGAGCGATAAAGGCGGCAACGCTGAACGCTTTTTATCCAAATATAACGAACTAAACAATATTTGCGTACGCCTTGGTACGATTACCGTAGGGAGTTATTGTGTCTAGCGTGGTTAAGGTAAAAATCAACAATAAAGGGCTTGAAAAAGAACTTGAGTTGATAAACAAAATCGGCAAAGCAAGCGTAAAAGTAGGCGTTCAAGCGGATGCAGGCGTTCATTCTGAATCAGGCGAAAACTTGGTAGATATTGGTATTTGGAATGAATATGGCACGGCACATATCCCGTCTCGTCCTTTTATTCGTCAAACCTTTGAAGACAACCAACAGGCAGTGGCGCAATACTTAGGGCGTGTGGTCTCTAATGTGGCGAAAGGGGATGATTTGGTGCAAGAGCTTTCAAAACTTGGGCAATGGTATCAAGACAAGCAGAAAAAGACCCTAACGTCTTATCCTTGGACACCGAATGCACCATCTACGCGTAGGCGCAAGAAAAGTAGTAAACCGCTCGTAGATACCTCGCAATTAGTCAATTCAATTCGTTATAAGGTTGAAATCTGATGCAGATATTTTCTTCTCAATCTTCTTTTCGCAAGCCTTATAAAATACTTGTGCGTTCTGACGGAGAGTATGTGAAAGGCAAGTGGGTAAACGACGGCGAAATCGAGCAGACGTTAATGGCATCCATTCAGCCGTTAAGCAGTGCTGAAATGGATCGCCTAGTGGTATCAATGCAGGGGCGGCGCGTTTCAAGTGCGGTAAAAATTTACACCGATCAAAAACTAACGGTGGCTGGAGAGAATGCACACAATGGTGCGGTAGTGCTATTTGACGGCGAGCGATACGAAGTGATTTCACGAGCTAGTTATCACAGTGGTGTGTTGTCACATCATCGCTACGTGGCTATACGGGTAAAATAATATGCTTGAGCGTTTGTATGATTTATTGGGCGATCTATCGGATCGCCCTTTTATTCGCGCTTATGAAAATGGGCGTGAGCCAGAAAAGCCATTTTTTACTTATGAACTGAAGTTTGAGAGAACACCAGAACATTTTCATTATTCGGCGGTAAATGATGAAGGCAATCAGACGGTAAAAACTCATATCGATGCCGTGCTTGAGTTGAATTATTTCGGTGGAAACAGTTTACAGGCATTGCGAGATGTTTGTATGCGCTTATCTATGCAGTCTTGTCGTGAGCGTTGGTTAAATGATGGCGTGGCATTGATTCGCATTGGGCGGATTACCCATTTAGCCTTTCTAAATGAACAGCGTGAATATGAAGATCGGGCAATGGTAGAGCTTGAAATTCGTTATGCGGCTAGTGTGCAGGATATTGTGGGTATTATTGAACAAGTGGAAGTGACGGCAAATATAGGACGTGCTTCTGAGAAAAATTTAATAGGGGTAAATAAAAATGGCGAAAATTGATCGCTTGGTAAATGTGGCTATTGATTTAAATACAACCACAATCGCCGGTAAATCTTTTAGTGATTTATTAATTTTAGGCGAACATACGCTGAATAATTCGGCGCGTTTGCTGGTAGTTACCGATCCAAATGAATTATTGGATTTAGGCTTAAAATCAAACAATCCGCTTTATATCGCAGTGGCTACCGCCTTTGCGCAGCCGTCACACGTGGCGCAGGTATTTATCGGACGTAAAGCGCAAGATGAAAGCGTGACGGATGCGCTCGCGGCGGTCGCACGAGAAAATAACAGCTGGTATGGCTTGGCGTTGGTCTCGCGTGAAGACGCAGATGTGATGTTGGCGGCGGCGTGGGCAGAAGCCAACGGTAAATTATTTGTTACCGCCTCTGCTGATGAAAAATTACCACAATCGGCGGAGAAAACCGATATTGCGAGCAAACTTGAAGCGAAACAATATTACCGTTCGGCGGTAATGTATTCCCATAAAGCAGCGGAAGAATACCCAGAAATTGCCTTGATGAGCTATTCCTTTACATTCTATCCGGGATCGGAAACGTGGAACTTGAAAAAACTTGCTGGTGTATCTTATTCGCCGTTAATGGAAGGCGAATACTTAGCTTGCTCGAAGAAAAACGCAACGACATTTGAGAAATTTAACGATAGCTTTGCGGTAACGCAAGGCGGCAAAGTCGCAGCTGGGGAATGGATCGATATTATCCGTTTCCGTGATTGGTTGGTGCAGGAAGTACAAATTAATGTGACATCCGTCTTAATCAATGCTTACGGCAAAGTGCCTTACACCGATAAAGGTATTCAATTAATTGGTGCGGCAGTGCGTCAGGCGTTAGATTTAGGTGTAGCACGTGGCGGTATTGCACCGACAGAATTGGATGATAATAACAAGGAAATTCCAAGTTATGTCATTTCCCTTCCACAGGCGGCGAAGGTATCGAATAACAATAAAGGTAAGCGTTTATTGCAAGATGTGAAATTCTCGGCACGTTTAGCCGGTGCTATTCACTTAACAGAAATCAAGGGCAATCTGGCTTACAGTCTTTAATCATTAACAGACCGCTAAAGTGCGGTCATTTTTTAGGAGAATTTTATGGCTTTAGCAACTTATGCGCCCGATGAAGTAAGTATTGTGATCGGGGCGGTTATTGTTTCTGGCTTTGCAGATGGAACCTTTATTGATATTGAAGAAATGTCTGACGGCGTATCATCTGTTGCTGGTGCAGATGGCGAAGTAGCACGTGCAACCAGTGCCGATCCACGTAAAAAAGTAACATTAACGTTATTACAAACCAGTGATACCAATGATGTGTTAAGTGAACTCTATGCAGCGGATAAAGTGAGTAAAAACGCAACCTTTCCAATTGCGGTAAAAGACTTGCGTGGTCGCTCATTATTCGCTGCAAGCACGGCGTGGGTGGTTAAATCGGCGAAACTTGAGCTTGGAAAAGAAGTGGGTTCTCGCGAGTGGACGCTTGAAACTGCGGACGGTAAATTATTTGTAGGGGGAAATGACTGATGGCACGCAGTGAAATTCAAATTGGCGAAAGCACTTTTTTTGTGCAAAAGTTTTCGGTAATGGATCAGTTACGCATTTTTGGCGATTTGCAGAAAACCCTTGTACCGTCACTGGCGAAAGTAATCGGATTTAGCGATGAAAAACCGAAAGATGCAACGTCAGCTCAGTTAGCCGAATTAGCACAGAAAAGTGCGGCGAATTTTGCACAAGGTTTACAAGATTTAAGCCAGCAATTAAGCGGCCAAGAGTTAGTTAAACTAGCTGATATGCTAATCAAACCTGAACTAGTGACGGTGCAGCGTGATGATTTCAACAATGGGACAGATAAAAAACTTAGCAAAACTGATTTTGATTTGGTGTTTGATGATATGTCGGAGCTTATCGAGTTGGTAATTTTCATCTTACAACTTAATTTCAGCAGTTTTTTTACGAAATTTCTTGCCCGTCTTGGGTCGGTGCAAGAGCTTGTGAAGAAAGCGTAAGCGTTGGTAAATACAGCGAACAGACGCTAAGTGAGATGATCGCTTGGCGTCCTTTTTTAGCCGGTAAAGTTACACTAACAGAGCTTAATACGGCAGGATTGACGGATATGGGCGAGCTTTTGAAGATTAATCGCTTACTGGATGCGGTAGATGCGATGGAAGCAAAACAAATGGAGAAAAACCGATGAATGTTATACGTGAGCTGGTAACGTTATTGCGTTATAAAGTCGATAATTCCGGTTTAAAGGCTTATGTTGTTCACACTCAACAGGCGGCAAAAGGCATTCGTAGCAACCTGAATAATGCAGTCGATGGATTACGCGCTAAATTCTCAGGGGCTGCCGTGAGCGTGAAAGAGGTCGGTAATAATCTGAAAGACGCTAAAAATCAAATGCTTTCTCTACGTAACCTTGTTGGTGGTTATTTTGCGATGGTTGCCGGTGGTAGTGCGATCAAAATTGCCGATGAATGGGCTGCGGTGGATAGTCGTGTGAAATTAGCGACAAAATCCGCTGAAGAACATAAATATGCATTGAGCCAGATTTTCGATCTTTCGCAACGTTCCGGACAAGACTATCTCGCCAGTGCAGATTTATTCTCAAAAGTGAATCGAAGTGCGGGGGATTTGGGGTTAAGTCTTGATGATACGTTAAATTTAACGGAAATCATTGGGCAAACGATGACGATTGGTGGCGGTGATCAGGGGGCGCAGCAAGCCGCCTTGATGCAGCTTGGTCAAGCCTTAGGCTCGGGTGCATTACGTGGCGATGAGCTGAACTCAATTATTGAACAAGCCCCACGTTTAGCGAATGCTATTGCTGATAGTTTTGGCGTGCCGATTGGGCAATTAAAAGATCTAGGTAAAGAAGGTAAGCTCACATCAAAAGAACTCGCTCAAGGTCTGCTAAAACAAGCGGATAAAATCCAAAAAGAATTTGATCAGATGCCGAAAACCTTTGGACGCGGTATGACGATTCTGAAAAATAAAGCCGGTCAGTTAATTGATGTAGCGGTCAATAAAGTCTCTAAACTCGGTGCAGCTTTCTATAATGCTGCTGAATGGGTAACAGAAAACATTCGTTTAGTGGGCTTTTTAGCTGGTACGGTAATCGGTGGGAAGCTGATGTTTGCGCTGGCGGCGGCGAAAAAGAGTTTGCATCAATTGTTAATGATGGGTGCACGTGCGGCGGCACCTTACTTAGCGATGGCTGCGGCGGCGGGTGTCGTTGCCTTGGTGTTAGAAGATATTTATGGTTGGACGCAGGGCGATTTATCCTTTACTGGGGCATTAGTCGGACGCTATGAAGTTTGGGCGGATAAATTCGCCGTGCTAGGTAAACTGGCGGATAAGCTCTGGATAAATGTTCGGGGTTTATTAAAAGATTTAAGCCGAATGGCGGGCGTTGAGATTAATTTTGACTCTTGGCAGGCTTTTGCTACTGATATTTTAGAATATATTATTGCCGCCGTGAGAAATCTCATTAATACGGTAAGCGGTATGGTGCGGGTTATTCGCGCATTAATTAATGGGGATTATGCCGGTGCTTGGTCTAGTGCGGGCGATATGATTGATGGATTAAGCTTGAAATTCCTACCGCTTTATTCTGTTGGGCTAATGGTGCTGGGCGGTATTCTCTCCGCTGTATGGGCGTTATTTTCCCCATTCCGTGCATTTTTCGGATTGTTGAAAGGTGGATTTAGATCCGTAATGTTTGTAGCCAAACCTTTTATTAAGGTAGCGAAAGGGATTGCATCTCCATTTATCTGGGCGCAAAAACATTTTAAATTATTTTCCCGTGTCGGCAGTGGCGCATTCTCGCTTTTGAAACGTGGGGCGGTCAAATTTGGCGTGATATTTAAATCTGTCGTTGGCACTGTGGTAAAAGGTATTTTTGCGATCGGTCGCGCGATGTTTATGGCGGTAGCAAGTAACCCAATTTTGCTTGCGATTAGTGCGGTAATTGGCTTGGTTATCTTGCTTGTTGTGTATTGGGATGAAGTGAAAGCCTTTGCCATTGCCGCATGGGAAGCCATTTCCAAAAAAGCGGCGGAGATTTGGCAAAGTATCATCACTGGTGCAAGCGAGATGTGGGATAACATCACAAATAAAGCAGCGGAGAGCTGGGATAATGTAAAGAAAGATGCTGGCGAAAAATGGAATAGCGTGACGACGATATTTAAAAATGCGTGGCAAAAATCTATCGATACCGTGGTGGGCTGGTTTAATTCACTTATTCCGAGCTGGATTAGAGATTTGTTTTCTGACGGGGCGAAAGCAGAAGTTAAGCTGAGCGGCGAAGCCTTAACTACACCAGTAAGCGGTCACGTATCGCCACAGCGGTTAGGCTATGGCGGTCGTCCTATTTTTGCACCTAATCAGAATATGACGCAAACCAATAACTTCAATATTCAAGGTTCCGCTAATCCTAGCGGTGTGGCTAATGCGGTATCAGACAAATTAAGCCGTGGTTCATCTACATCGTTTGGAATGGGGGCGATTGAATATGCTGGGTAAAAAAGTGCGGTTGATTTTAACCGTACTTTAAAAAACAAACCCCGAACATTGCGAGTGTTCGGGGTTTTTATTTAGGCTTAAAAGTAAATTATGAGCATAGTAAACCTTTTATTTTCAGCCCTTTCGGGCAAGCGTACGACAATTGGCGTATTGGAATTGGACGCACTTTTAACCGAAAACACATCACTTTCTAGCCAAATCACGGAATATCCCATTGAAGACGGTACGGTAATTTCTGATCACATTACACGGGAAAGTGAGCGGTTAAGCCTTAGTGGCGTGATTACTGGCACAGGAACATTGTTTAATGTTGGCTTAGGGAAATATAAATTGATTGCAGCAAAAGAGACGTTGCGAGAATTACACGCTAAGCGAGAATTAGTGACGATTGTCACTGGTCTTGATGTGTATGAAGATTTTGCTATTGAAAGCCTTGAGATTGAGCGTAACAGTGATGACGGCGAGCGGTTAAATATTAGTGCGGAATTTCGAAAAATTCAAAAAGTGACGTTACGCAAGGAAGAGGTGCCACCAGAGAAAGCCGCGCCAAACGCAAAAGGCAAAGCGGGACAGACGAAAGCAAAAACCGGCAAAGCACAAACTGGCAAGCCGACAAATACGCAGGCACAAAAAATCACGAAGTTAGGAGAATGGAGTGGTAAAAAGCAATGATCACAATAAACCTTGCAAATAAAAACGATTTTATTACCGAAGTAAATCTTGATGATGAAGTCTTTTTTTTACACTTTTCTTGGAACGACACAATCGGATTTTGGTCGCTCACTATTGAAAATGCTTATAACGATGAACTGGTCTCAAGCATTGTGATTTTGCCGAATCGTCCTTTAATTGCACCAGTGCGTCGTGATGAATTGCCACTTGGGGAATTAATTGCGGTGCGTGATGATAATTTACAAACGATTGGGCGCGATGATTTTATCAATGGCAAGGCGGTGTTGATTTATATCGGAGTGGATGAATGAGTTATCGCTTTTTACGTAGTTATAAATTGATGATTGGTAAGAAAGGGCAAAAAGATGCTATTGTGATTGAGTCGCCAATGCGTATTGAGTTCGATATTGAAAAAGATTGTGAAGCCGAACCGAACGAAAATACCATTAAAATCTATAACCTTGCATCCACTACACGAAAAACTATTGAGCAGCCAGATATGCGATGTGTGTTGTATGCAGGATATGAGCAGGAAGGTAATGTTTTGTTATGCTCGGGGGATATTGCCACGGCGTATTCTTATCATCAAGGCGCAGATTGGGTAACGGAGCTTTATGTTTTAGATGGCTTGGTAGAAATTCGCGATACGGCGGTTTCATTAGGTTATGTTGGTGGCGTGAGTTCTTCGCAAATTACTAATGATATTGCTGCAAAAATGGGCGTAACCGTAGTTGGTGCGGATAATTTGAAATCACGCACTTGGGCAAATGGTTTTAGTTTTTACGGTGCCGCACGTAAAGCATTAGACAAAGTCGTTGCAGGAACGGGGCTTGAGTGGTCGATCCAAAATGGCGAACTGCAGATTGTAAACCGCAATGGCGTGACAAAGCGATCGGGTTATGTGTTAGCAAAAGATAGCGGGCTAATCGGTTTTCCTGAACGCACACGTGAAGCAGCACGCAGTAAGAAGCAGGATACGCCAAATAAAAAGCAAGATGAGAAATTTGCCTTTGATCGGCAAGCGAGGGACGGTTGGAATGTAAAAAGCCTGTTACTGCCTATGGTAAACCCTTGTGACAAAATCAAGCTGGAAAGTGTGACGGTAACAAATTGGTTCCGTGTGGAAAAAATCAAGCATTCGGGGGATAGTCATTCTAGTGATTGGCAAAGCGAACTACATTTAGTAGATCTAAACGCACCGACTAAAGCGCAGATGAAAACGCAAAGTAAACATCGTAAAAAACGTAAGAAAAAGGACGATTAAAAATGACGGATATTTTAACCGCACTTTCTGAAATTAATGTGTCATTACCTGGAAAAATTGTTAGTTATGATGCGGAAACGGTGCGAGCAACGGTACAACCCTCTATTCCTAAGCGGTTAGCCAATGGCGAAGTATTAAATGCACCGCAGATTGTAAACGTGCCGGTAATGTTCCCTATGGCAGACATTAACGGTGCGGTAGCACAAGTGACATTACCAGTGAAAGTGGGAGACGGTTGCTTGCTGATTTTTTCGCAGCGATCTCTAGAAAATTGGTTAAGTGGAAGCAATGATGCGCCAGATGATCCGCGAATGTTTGATTTATCCGATGCTTTTTGTGTAATGGGCGGTAATAGCCGCTCTCCAAATGCCGATGCTGAGAATCTTTGTATTAAATACGGTAGCGGTAAAATCAAAATCGCACCAAATGGCAATATTACGATCAATTCGCCTGATGTAAGGGTAACAACGGATAATTTTATTGTGACTGCGCCAACCAGCACCTTTAACGGCAATGTGATCGTAAATGGCGGTATTTCAACGGCAGGTAAAGGTGGCAGTGTATCCGTTAGTGGTTCTTTAACGACAACTGGCGATGTTATGGCAGATGGTGTGTCATTACAAAGTCACAAGCACAAAGGCGATAGCGGTGGTACAACAGGGGCACCATCATGATCGATTTAAAATTGAGTGGACAACACGATTTGATGATAAAAGATCGTAAACTAGTACTCGTAGATGGCGTCAATCAAAAAGCACAACAGATTAAGGTTGTGCTTTTAACGTTTTTAGGAGAGTGGTTTTTAGATACAACAATTGGACTGCCTTATTTTGATGAAATTTTGACAAGGAATCCTGATAACGCACGTATTCAATCCATTTTTCGCAAAAAGATTATGGGTGTGAAAGGGGTTCTAGCGGTAGAGCGTTTATCTCTTGAATTTCATCTAAAAGATCGGGTGTTGGCGGTGCAATTTTCAGCACTAACCAACGAAGGTGTGGTAAAAGACAAAGTGAGTATAAAACGAAATGGCTAATTATGGATTAACGCGTAGTGGCTTTGTGCGTAAGCGTATGCCAGAGCAGTTAAAAGAGCTTTATGAAAATGCGAAGAAAATGTTTGGGGAAGATATTGATTTGTCACCTGAAACTGTGATGGGAATGATGTTAAACATTGAGTCAGAACGCTTTGCCGCCTTATGGGAGCTTATCGAAAGCGTTTATAGTGCAATGTATCCGATGAGCGCAACCGGAGCAAATTTAGATCGCGCCGTTTCTTTTACAGGAGTCACTCGTTTACAAGCAGAGCACTCAACGGTGCCAGTGATTTTTTACGGTAATACTGGCGTTGAAATCCCCCGATATACTGCAGTACGCAATGCAGGAACACAGGTTTTATATTATTCAGATGAAGACGCACGCATTGATTCAAATCAAGCTGCTTATGCACGGATTGAGCTAAATTCAAATACCATTAATACGGGCGATGTATTTTCCGTCGTAGTTAATGGTGTGACGTATCGTTTTACAGCAATGCGTTCATCAAGTGCGAGTATTATTCAAGGTTTAGCCAATCAATTAAAAGCGATAAGTTATGCCGATGTGAGTAATGATAATGTAATTATTGAGATTTCGGCACAATCTATACCGCACTTTTCTATCTCCGTTAGCCAAAATCTTACGCTTTCTCGCTTAGGCGTGCGTTGTATGCTTTCCACTGAAAGCCCTAGTGAAGATAAAGCCGATATTGGGCAAATGATTGAACTGGTAAATATGATTGATGGCGTTGTTGAAGTGAACAATGTTGTTGAAGGTGCATCCGGTCGTTTAGAAGAAAGTGATATTGAATTATATCAACGTTATCATCGTGGTGTTTGGCAAAATGGAGCCGGTACAATTGATTCACTTTATGCCAATTTAAGCAAGGTGGCGGGCGTTCATTCATTGAGAATTTATGAAAACGATGCAGATCAGACGATTAATGGTATTCCTAAACGTTCACTGTATGCGGTAGTCAAAGGTGGTTTAGATACGGATATCGCATCGACATTATTAAAATTTAAGCCTTTGGGTATTGGCACACACGGGCAAACCGAAGTTACCGTGCGAGACAGTCAAAACCAACCGCACTTGATTAAATTTAGTCGTCCGACTAAATGTTACATTTGGTTAAAAGTTACCATTGAAACCTTTGTTGATGAAGATGAAATTGCGAGAGCTGGTTACATTGTAAGTGCACTCAACAATATCTTGAAATATGGTAAATCACTTGGCGTGGGAGCAGATGTAATTCATCAACGCCTTATTGCTGCTTGCATTGCGGTTCAAGGCGTGGGAAAAGTTACCGTTCAGATAGGTAAAACGAATAATATTACCGATCCAGAGCCAAGATATCAAGAACAGAATATTACCATCGCACCTGATGAAGAAGCGATTTTCGATCCGTCTATCATTGTGATGAGTTAGGAGAAAATATGAAAGATATTTTAACCGCACTTAATGATGATTTTAAGCAGTTAGGGCGAGAGCGATTACTTTCTCAATTTAATTACTCGCCTAACTTAAACGCATTTTTATCACTTCTTCTTTTACCGCATCACGAAATTCAAGCAACCTTAAAGCAAATGCTTACAGAAAGGCATATTGATACCGCTATAGGAAAACAACTTGATGGCGTAGGCGATATTGTCGGTATGCCACGCCCTTTCGCTAGAGTAAATGGCGATTGGTATTTCGGTTTTTCTGGTCAATCAAAGGCAAAACCCTTTAGTCGAGCCCCTATTCGTGATTTAGCCACGCAAACTAATTCTAGAGATTTTAATTATATGCTCGATGAGCATTATCGACGATTAATTAAATGGAAAGTTATCGCCAATCATTCACATGGCACCCTTGATGATGTAATCGAAGCCTGTAGGGCTATATTTTTAGCAGAGCGTGTTTCAATCACAGAAGGACAGGATGCGGATGTGCATATAACGATTACACGAATGGCAAAAAATAGATTAGATGCAGTAGAACAAGAGCCGGTTTTGTGGATTCCCACGGCAGCAGGTGTAAAGGTAACGGTAGAATTTATAACGCATAAGGATAACAAATGAAGTTAAAACTAATTGATTTATTCAAAAGAATTACTTGGGCGAAAAATGGCGATTTAACCGACTTCTCTCAAACTAATTATGAAGCAGGCTGGGCGCATTTAGGCGATGATACGCCAACAGTGCAAGACTTTAACTATGTTCAACAGATGAACGATAAAAAAGACCAGTGGTTGTTTAATCAATTAAAAGCCGTGTTGGAAAAAGCCAATATCGAGCCAACAGAAGAAAATGTTAATTCATTGCGTGATGCGATTTTGGCGTTATCGAAAGGCTATAGCAATCCTAAAAGCCTAACGGCAGACACAGTGAATTTTATTGATGAGCAAGGTCACACTCACGAAATCGCTAAAGCAACCTTGCAACAACAAGGCATAGTCCAACTCACCAACGACACGGGGCTTGAAAGTGAATCTCTTGCACTCACTGCAAAAGCAGGGAAAAAACTTGCTCAGCAAACTGCACAATTGCAGTTAAATGTCTCGCAAAATTACATCAACAACAGCAAAAAATCCTCTGCAGTAAATAGCAATAGTGCAGACACCGTTGCAACCAGTGCAGCCGTGAAAACCGCCTATGACAAAGCAGTAGAAGCCAAAACTACCGCAGATGGAAAGGTTGGTTTAAATGGTAACGAAAGCATTAATGGCGAGAAAACCTTTGAAAATCGTATTGTGGCAAAAAGGAATATCCGTATTTCAGACAACCCACATTATGCTTCATACGGAGACCATTTAAATATCGGGGCAAACAATGGCGATTGCTGGTTCGAATATAAATCAAGCAACCGAGAGATTGGCACACTTCGTATGCACGCTAACGGCGATTTTACCTACAAACGTAATAAAATCTACCACGAGGGGGCAAAACCGCAATTTAATACGGATATTGAAGACAAGCCTGATACACTTGCAGGCTATGGTATTGGGAATTTTAAAGTAGAACAAGGGCAGGGCGATGCTAATGGCTATAAAACCGATGGCAATTATTACTTAGCAAGCGGTCAAAATCTTCCTGAAAATGGGGAATGGCATATTGAAGTAGTTAGCGGTGGAGCAACAGATGCGGTGCGTCAAATTGCACGTAAGGCGAATGACAACAAAATCAAAACACGCTTTTTTAATGGCTCAAATTGGTCAGAATGGAAAGATGCAGGCGGCGACGGCGTGCCTATTGGTGCCGTAGTGTCATTTCCCCGTGCGGTAACTAATCCCGTTGGTTTTTTACGTGCTGATGGTTCAACATTCAGACAACAAACCTTCCCCGATTTATACCGCACTTTGGGCGACAGCAACCAACTTCCTGATTTAACTCGTAGTGATGTGGGGATGACGGCTTATTTTGCCGTGGATAATATCCCTGCAGGCTGGATTGCCTTTGACGAGATTGCCACCCAAGTTACCGAGCAACGTTACCCCGAGTTATATCGTCACTTAGTTGGTAAATATGGCTCCATTGAACGCGTGCCTAAAGTAGCAGATAGATTTTTGCGTAATGCGGGTAATGGCTTGTCTGTGGGGCAAACGCAAGAGGATGAATTTAAGCGACACGTCCATAAACACATTGAGATTAATACGGCATCAGATCCTCGTTTTTACAATGATAAGACGTTTGATTATGACTCAAGAGATAGCACGGATAGAACTTCTCTTGATATAGGTACGGCACTTCGGGATGACAATGATGACAACTGGTGGATAACCCCTAATATTAATTCAAAATTTGCAACAGGTGGTGCCGAAACGCGCCCTAAATCATTAATCCTCAAATTATGCATCAAAGCCATTAATAGTTTTGATGATGCGGTCTTTTGGATTAAATCCCACGGCGAGGTAACTAATGCTGGTGCGCTTGATGCAGGGCGATTAGCACAAGGATTACAAGATAAAGCAGAACGTAATCATACGCACACGGTTAGTCAGATTACGGATTTTAATCAGTCAGTAAGAGAGATAGTTACACAATCTATTGCTCAAAATCTAGCCGAAACGGGGTGGTGTAAATTGCCAAATGGGATGATTTTACAATGGGGGCTCGCTGTACTTAACAGAGGATATGGTCGTACAACTGATACTTATATTACCTTCCCGATTAGGTTTCCATCATCTTGTTTTAATGTTGTGATGTCTTACGGAGTGATGACGGATAAACGAGTTACTCAAGACCCAGTTTTAGCGTCGTTAGATCAAACTGGCGTGACGGTAAGGCAACAATCAGATCGAGATATTGTTATTTACTGGCGTGCAATAGGAGTCTAAATATGTATTACTATGATAGTGCAAACAAGTGTTTTCTGAGTGACGATATTCATAATATTCCAGCTCATGCAGTACAAATTACCAATGATTTATATAGCACCTTGTTAAATGGGCAAACGCAAGGCAAGCAAATCATCGCAGATAAAACGGGCAATCCTATATTAATTGATCCGCAACCTAGCGCAGCACACCAGTTAAACCTTGACACCCTCACATGGGAAATTTCAGCCGAAAAACAGACCGCACTTTTAGCCGAAACCCAAACTCGCCTTGTTGCCAACATCGATAAGCACGCGGCAAAAATTTACAGCACTTGGACGAGGTTTGAATCTGAGTACCGTGAACGCCAAGCTGCTGCAGAAGCCTTTAAAGCAGCAAATTATGAGGGCGAGTGCAGTCGATATATCTCAGACTTTGCGCAACGAGCAAGACTGGATAACAAGACCGCCACAAACCTGATTTTGACACAAGCGGCAGGACTCGAAAAACTGCAGGTTGAATTAGCTAATCAACGTATGCGCAAATATGAACTTAAAGCCCCTAATCTCACGCTTGAGCAACTGCAATCAATCCATGATGACATTATCAAGCAGATGGATAACTTGATGGAGGAATATCAAAATGGCTAAGGTCTATTTGGCGATGTACAAACACAAACGAGACTGGGGCAAAGAGCCAGTCAAAGCGATAGCCGACCGCATTACTCGATTTTGCACAAAGGGCAAATACTCGCACTGCGAGATTGCCATTGAGCGTATTGAGTTTGGCAATGGGCATCATTATGAGCATGCGACAGTATATGACTGCTACTCCTCATCAGTACAAGATGGCGGCGTACGTTGCAAACAGATTGATGTGTCCGATAACACCAAATGGGATTTAATCCCACTTGACGGTGTGACTGAAGAACAAATCAAAGCCTATTTTGACCGCACTTCAGGCAAGAAATATGACTGGTGGGGTGCGCTAGGAATCGTACTTGGAATCAAACAAAAACGCTCAAAATATTTTTGCAGTGAGTGGTGCTTTAATGCGATTTGCGGTAGCGAGAGAGGTTGGCGATTTAGCCCAAATCAACTAGCGGCTATATTTAATAAAGAGAAAAGTTAAAAGGAGCGTTTACCCTGCACAAAGTTTAATTCAATAAAGAAAAGACGGCGATAACAACGGCACTGGGAATGCTCGTTGTTACCAGCTACGCAGAACGAGCCTGCATATAGCCATACGCCGCCTACCTTGCGCAAGGCGGGCGGATTGTAACAAATCTTTTGATTAGGAGAAATATATGCAGTCAATTAAAGCAATCCGTTGCACATTTTGTAACAAATTATTGGCAAAAGTGGGGATAGTTGGTTATTTAGAAATCAAATGCCCTCGTTGCAAAACCGTTAATACTACACGTTAATTTGATTTGAGTGTCAGAATGCCTTGAGCATCGGAACGCCATAGAATAGAAAGGAAAAACTATGGCAAATCAAAATACTTTTAAACAAGCTCCGTTGCCGTTTATAGGACAAAAACGAATGTTTCTTAAACATTTTGAAACAGTTTTAAATGAGAATATTAAAGGTGATGGCGAAGGCTGGATAATTATTGATACATTTGGCGGAAGCGGTTTATTAAGCCACACCGCCAAACGGTTAAAACCGAAAGCCCGCGTCATTTACAATGATTTTGATGGCTATGCGGAGCGATTGGCACACATTGATGATATTAACCGGTTGCGAGCCGAGCTTTACTCTGTAGTTGGTAACGCTACGTCAAAAAATAAACGTATGACGAAGGATTGTAAAGCAGAATGCATCAGAATTATTCAAAACTTCAAAGGATATAAAGATCTAAATTGCTTAGCGAGTTGGTTATTGTTCAGTGGGCAACAAGTGGCAACGCTTGATGACTTATTCCAACATAATTTCTGGCATTGTATTCGTCAGTCTGATTATCCAAAGGCTGATGGCTATTTGGACGGCGTAGAGATTGTGAAAGAATCATTCCACACGCTTTTGCCTAAGTTTAGCAATGATCCGAAAGCGTTGTTTGTATTAGATCCGCCTTACCTTTGCACCAAGCAGGAAAGCTACAAACAAGCCACCTATTTTGATTTGATTGATTTCTTGCGACTGGTCAATATTACGCGACCACCGTATGTGTTCTTTAGCTCGACGAAGTCGGAGTTTATTCGCTTTGTGAATTATATGCTGGAAGATAAGGTGGATAATTGGCAGGCGTTTGAAAACGCCAAACGGATTACGGTCAATGCCAAGCTGAACTACCAAGTGGCGTACGAGGACAATTTAGTCTATAAATTTTAGCTATGAAAAAGGCTTCGCGTGATCACGAAGCCTTTGTTTTAGTCTTCTAATTCGGAAAGCAAACAATAAAACGGTGGGGCGAAAAGGGCGAGCGTGGACGTAAATCTCACCACGCAATCTTTGCGTCCGTCTTCCACAAAACGCACATCTAAAAACGCTGTGTTATACACAAAGGTTTGCCCCCGTCCGTTAGGCAGTGAATATTGCGAACCGTCCGCAATAAAACCGTCGTGTTCTTTCACGGCAACAAGGGCTAATTCCATCATCATTTCTTGCTCGGTTCTCATTCTAAAGTTTGTCAT